TTATTCTTGATTTCGTTCTTCAATTCGTCTAATGAGCTCGAGGCTAGAGTTAAGCTCTGCTCTTGCTCTGTTATTTTGTTCGAGGCTTTCGCTAATTCTTGACCCTGTTTCTCGTTGATTGCTCTCAATTCGGTTAAGGCTTTCGCCCTCTCGCTGTTGATAATCCTCAATTCTTTTAATTCGGTCGCCTGCGTCATTGTTAAGCTGTCGGCTTGTTTCAATGAGTTTGTTGAGCTCTCTATTGAGGCGTCGGCTATCATCAAGCGCTCTTTGAGTTTGTTCCAATCGCTCAATGGCACGCTGATAGTTGGCTCTGGCTGTGAAATATCCACTTGCGAGGCTGCCAACGCCATAGAGGAACAGCACACAAATAGCACCAATAATAAGGCGCTGCATAGTAACCTTAGATTTAATCGTTTTGAGGTATGTCTTAATTTTTGCATACATAATAACCCCCTTTAATCCAAATCATTCCAGCGTGCTGCATATCCTCGTACGTCAACGTGTACGAATCCTTGATAATAATATGTACCGATACCGCCCTCAATACCTAACTCTTGACCGCAAGCCTCGGCAACTTCTGCCAAGTACTCAACGTCAACGTCATCATAAGTAATATCAGCAGCAGTCCCTAAAACGTGTTGAGAGTTAGATACGCCGCCTACTTCCTCATTGTGTTCCTCGCAACGATAACCACTTGTAACAGTCAACGGCACGCCTAAACGTTCACGAATTGCGTCTAATAAGTCCACCAAACGCTTGTCGATAATATGGTCTAACTTATTATGCCCATTCTCATCAACTTCATGTCTATGACAACTGCAAGCGAACTCATAATCATCAAAATGTGTGCCAATTTTCATTATATACACCTCTATTTCTGCTTTTAACGATAATTTTATAGTGCTTTTATCGTTATTTTTAAAATTCAAACATAAAAGCCACGCCACACAATGTAAGCGTGGCTTATGCACTATTATTTTTTTAAAACCATGTCAATTTTAGAATGCACTATATCCAAAAGCCCTGCGATTGTGCTATTTCCCCCGTCCCTCATATTCTCGAGGATACTTAGAAACTCAACTGAGCCAAGATATAGCCAAACTAGATTTACGGCAAAGGCGTAGTTCCCAGCCATAAAATCAAAACAATAAGCCCCAGCTGTCGCTAGGCAATATGTTAACACCTTTGTAATGAAAGGCTTACGCATATGTTTGGACGATATAAGCCCTTTCCCCCATGCAGCTGGAATGGCTATGTATTTGTCAAAACCGCTGATATTCTCAGGGTTTGCCCCCATGTCAATCAACATTTGATAGCCAATCGCAGACCACTTTGTAAATAGATCTAAAAACACTAGGCAGATGAATATACCTAACACCTGTACGTGTTTAAGACCTAACATGTATATACCGACTTCAGCAACTACCGCAAGCAAGGCTTTAATGGCAAATGAGTCTGTCAGCATTCGCCAAGCCTCTTCCAAGAAGTGTGTAATTTCTCCCATATTTTCCCCTTATTATGAATTATAATGCGTCTAATGAGCCTGTTCCTCTATTAACATATACCCCATCAACATATTGAATGCTTGAATTATCAAGTGTTAATTGAATAGTTCTTTCCAATGTGTTCACAGTTACTGTGCCTTGATTAAATGCGGTACTGAAATTAATGTTAGTAGGTTGTTTCACAATAAATGTTAAGCCACTATATTTGTAAGGTGCATTATCATTATCAACGATTGTTTTATTCTCATTGCTGATAATTTCAAGTGTTTCAATATCAGACTTATTCCATTTGCCAAGCCAATTGAATGAATTTCCGTTATATGTAGCCAATCGCAACACCAATTTGCGACCATATTTCTCGAACTTCGCACCGGTTGTGTCTGTAAATGTTTCATCAGCTGTTGCGGATTCCAATCCTTTGATGGAGATGGTGCCAACTTCACGATCAGCCAAATCGAAATACACCACACGGATATCATCATGACCAAATGGAGCAATCGGAACACGCATATTGTCAGTTTCGAACTCACGTTTCTCGCCACCATTTACAGAAACCTTGAAGTGAGGTTCCCCTTTTAAATCGAGGAACTCTTGGCCTTCAATAGGTTGGAAATACTCTAATTGTTTGAATGTTACATTGATGGAATCGCCTAACAATTCAACCAATTTTGCAAGAACTGTTTCAACGCTAGAATCTGCGAGATATATGTTCTTTTGTTTGAGCAATTCTGCTGCTTGTTCGGCACTTGCCGGTTCACCTTTTGGGCCTCTTAGACCTTGTTCGCCCTTTTCGCCACGTTCACCACGTTGGCCATCCTCGCCCTTTTCACCTTTTGGGCCTCTTAGACCTTCAAGCAAGTTGAAAATGGAATCTTTGTCTAATTTTAAAGTTAAAGTGCTATCTGCCATGATTGTATCTCCTTATTAATGCATTGAAATATCCGGAATTACTGTGATTTTGCCGATGCCGATTTTGATGCTGTTGGTGTCATTGAAAATGAATGCATCATACATCAAATTTCGGTTGATTATTTGCTTTTTAGCTGTAATCTTGCCTAAAAGCGTGAATGTGATTCTCTTATCCTCGACTGTCGGCTCCAATTCGAAGATAACACCTTCATCGTGCCTTTTACGGATTTTGCACACACCTTGAAATCCATTGAGAGTCATGTCGCTATCAGATGGAACCTCATAGATGATGCGAAAATCTTGTCCTTGATGAAGTTCAAAATCGTGTTTGACCATAAGCCACCCCCTTGTGAATTAAAACTATCGCCTAATTGCTATACACAACACAAATAAAGTGCCAATGCCTGTAGTAACTAACCTACCATAATTAGTATCTCCACCGGTAATAGAGGCCGAATAAGCTGCACACTTATCATCGTAATCGATACCGGCATTCACTCCATGATCATAACTTTTGTGTGAGATAAATTTAGAGAATTGAATTTTCAAATTAGTAGGCTTATAGTTATAGCGGCTTTCTTCTCGTCTCCATTCTTCTCTTGTAGGAGCCTTTTGCTCTACGTTGTAACCTACAGGAATAAACGTGCAATCCGCTCGGTTATATCCTTTTGGAACAGGGCAATAATCACCATGTCGCACTTGGAACACTTGAATGTCGAGATTCTTAACCTCAAAACCGGCTTGATAGATTGATTGAGCATCAATCCTTGAACCGGTTATATTAGCACCGACAATATTGCCATTTTTATCAATTCTGAATGTATTGTTTTCATTCTTGAAGGTGGTTCCTGTGATATCGCCACCACGCAATGAACCGATGTTTGCAGAAATCGAGGATAAACTATCCACTTGCATATTTCGAGCATTTACGCTGTTAGCTTGGAGCATCTTATTAGTGATGATATTGTCATCGAATAAGGCTTGCCCTGTAACGTGCAACAGCTTGCCATCAATCCGAGTGCCGGCCGGTGTGAGGTTGATTCTGCTTATGAGTTCCTTGCCATCAAGCTTCCCAATAGCTTGCGTAACCTTTAACTCAAAACCTTGTGAGATTTGGGTTATTTGAGAGGTTACATTCTTATTGAGGTCTGACAATAATCGTTGATATGCGTTTGCTTGGTCGATGATTCTGCTGCTTAAGCCATTTACATCGGTTTTTACTGTACCGACTTCAGATTTTAAAGCCTTAACGGCCTTATCCATATCGGCTATACCTAATGCCTCCATATCAAGTAATTTACTGTCTATTTTAGCTTTAACAGTAGCAGATATGGCGTCAGTTCTTGGCCCCTCACCAAAGATGTCGACATAAGCTACTTTAACGGAATATATTCCGGCCTCTAAAGGAATGTTCATTACATTTGTTGATGTGAAATATACAGTATTATCAACGTAGACATTAGCACCCTTGCAACCGGCTGGAATAGATTGGAATATAACCCCTACGCCATTTAGATTGCCACTAACTTTAACGTTAGTCGGTTTAGGTGGAGTAGGTACGTTATATTCCAATTCTGCCGGTGCACCATAGCCTTTTGATGGATTATGTGCATACAGATAAACTTTGCCAGTACGATTACGCAGCATGCCACTATAAGTAGTGTTATTGCTTTTACCAATTAAGCCATCGTTCTGCCCTGTCCTTGTATCAAGTCGCAACTCATAGAAATCTATGTCAGCGTTACGGACTTCAAGCCAGTTAAAATTGGCTTTATCACTGAATGTAATAGAAAAGCCTTGCGGAGCATTAGGAACTTCCGTTTTCATAGCCACAGTGATTAACTTCGTAACCCCTTGCGAAGTGTTTCCATGTACGTCCTTAACAATAGCTTTTACTTCGTAAGTATGTCCAAGCTCGCAACCACTAATAGAGATTTGACCGTTACCATTACCGCCATACTTCCAAGCGGAATTGCCCTCACGATACCATAGCTCGACTGTATCAAAGCTATTAATTTGAGGTGTATCGAACTGAGCTACCACATCAAAGGACAATACCCCATTGCCTATTTTGTAGTACTTAGTAAATAACGTTAAATTATTCACTTCTGGGATAAAATAAGGCACAATCTTATACTGATATTCCCTTACCTCCTCAAGCCCCTGTTCGTTACTTCCGAATACATTTAGCGAAGTAAATTTGAGATATACGGTTTTGTTAATATCCTCTTTACGGTAAGGGTAATGGAATAAAGCCTCGTCAACTCTGACAAACCTTTCATTTGCACCATGATTAATAGCCTTAGTTCCGTATTGGCCACGGACTAAACCTCGCAACGTATACCAATTATCCGGATGAGTTTCTACAGTTTCATAGCTCAACGCCTCGCCATTTATCCAACATAAGGTGTTGGCACGTTCAGCATCGACATGGGTTCCACTTTTTAACACGCCTTGATTAAGTACAACGTTACAGAAATTGCCATTTTGAGCAAAGCCATATTTTAATTTGCCCATTCTAGCTTGTTGCGTGATAGATCCTATACGACGATAATTTTCGCCATTATCGGATACCCACACGGAGCATCCACCCCAACCGCTCGGAGCATTAACCCCAACGAATATCTGATTGCCACCAACATCGCCAACGGTTTGAAATATAGCGACATCATTTACACTTGGTGCAGCTTGATTGTAATCAATAAAAGGTCGCTCGTTCTCATGCACGTTGTATTTAGCAGGAGAATACGTGCCAGGCGGTTTACCCTCTGCAGTTATTTCTAACTGTCCGTCTGCTGCCTCAGATACAGATGTAATAACGACTATCTGTTTATTTAAGCCACATAATTCGTCAGTAAGCATAACAAGGTCGCCCGGTTCCAACCTGCAGAACGCCCAATCTAAACGGAACGTATACTGATTTTTAGCATATAGCCGTTTCATGGCTAATTGCTCGGCGTAGTATTGAGCCCTAGCCTTAGTATAGAGATAATGTGCAGACTTCTTGGAGGCTGGCTTTAAGCCATTCTTTTGCACATCGGCTACAATCTCAAAAGCGACTGTCTCTTTCTCGTAACCATTTGCACGATTAATAAATTCAACAGTCGCTTGGTTATAACTTTCTGAGCTGTCCTTTCTCTTATACACGACTAACTGTCCGTCGCTAGCCGGAATAAGATCATCAGCAGTTAAGTTATATTGAATTTGATTGTATGGACTCCATGTGCCGATAGGTTTATCGGATAATGGTACTATTTTAAGTCGGTCTGTAGACCAAAAGACCAAACTATTTGTAATTTCAGCTATATCGTTAATTACAGTTTGAGCCTTTGAACTTCTACTATCTGGCGGTGTACTAATAAGAATGTCAGCTGCCTTGCAATATTCCCTGTAGTGTTCTAAGCCGTCAATATTAACATCATCAATGCCTATGGACTTTAACACATACACAATATAATCGGCTGGGTTAACGTCTACACCGTCGCCAGTTTCTAGCAATTTCCCTTTTATTTCAAAGTTGTATTGCGGTAAACTTCCTCGTTCGCCTAAATCGACTACACCGGCCATATATGCCAAGCCACTGTAAGGCAACGCCTTTTCCGGATGCTTAGAGATTACGTAAGGCCATGGAGCCTGTCCATAATCGCCTTTATAAGCAGTAAGCTCAATCTTTTCATTCGGATAGTCGTATATTTCCTTATCTCGCCATACTTTGCCTATACCCTGAATAGGGCCCTCACATAAGCCAATCGCACATGCGACTGTATATGTGTAGGTTATTTCAGTATGCTTTGAGCCACCACCCTTGCCAGTTCGTGTAGTGGTTTTGTGTTCATGAGGGGTAAAGTCATCGTAATAAATAATATTGCCACTTAATCGTGTAGTGCCAAGTATTTCTGGAACTACTTCACCATAAGAGGCGGTATTTATCATGAAGTCGGAAATCATATCAGCACGATTGGTAGTATTCCGTCCTCGATTAAATAGAAAACCCATTATTTACCCCCTTTCCTGAACCTATAAACTGCACGTAAGCGACTTTTGCCCTTTGCGTCATAGAATAATACATCGTCAATAGATGAATAGATAACGCCTAGATCAACAAACGCATGCACAACTAAATTATTGCCAACATAGATGGCACCGTGAGAAATGCAACGTCCATATTGGTATAACAAGAAATCACCGATACGAATATCATCAATAGGAACCTCATCAGCTACTTTTTGAACGTACTTTAGGTACTTTTCTTCGCTACGATGTAAATGCCATTCGTTTGAATAATTTTCTATTTCTAGCTCATCACGTTTCATTAGGCCACTATCAACAACTGCAGCAACTAACAAATAGGAGCAATCGACGCCAACACCATGAACCATAGTATTGTTTTGATACGGTGTGCCTATCCACTTTTTTGCAGACTCAGCAATCATTTCACCTGTTGTCAATTTCATCGTATCGTCTCCTTTAACGGAACATAAGGCGTTGCCCTGTTCCTACTAAAATTATTAAATTTAGCCTTGCAAGTTGCAGGTGTTTTATCGCACCCCGGATAGATATATGCCACATCGCCAACATTAGGTTTTGTATTCGTAGCACTCATATAAACGATTGAGTTCGTAGCACTATCCATAATTTGAGTTGCTTGCCCTGCTAGTGGTCCGCTTATCCACTCCATACCACCGGCAGTATAAAAGCCGTTTTCAAACGAAGTATCGACTTGCACGTTATTAGTACCTATTACAGCGGTAACAGTAACACGCTTACGATATTTGGTAATATCAACGCCACATTCTTTTGAATATACAGAATAAGGACATTGCGGATAGTATCGTCTGTTTGGATATTCAATATTAAGCCTTTGGACTACAGATTTTGCATTTATCTTCAATGCAAAGCCTCCGCCCTGACTAACCTCACAAATACCCTTGAATAGATCAATACATTCGATTACATTCCCTTTATCGTCAAAGAAAGCACGCCTCAAATTTAACGTAGCACCGTCTAAGCCACCATTATGAGCAACAGTCAGAACAGGAACACCACCAATTTGGTCTGACTGATTAGCTGTTATTGTAACGTTCAACTTATCAACGCTAACAGTACTGGTTGTAGAAATCTTCTCACGCACAATAATTGGCCCATCGCCCTTGTATGTGTTTCCTCCATAACTAACATCAATGTCAGTATCGGCCCAGTAGTAAGAAATGCCACTTTTAAGCCTTAACTCGTACAAGTCGCAAAATGCAAATGTCTGTGAGTTGCTTAAATGAACGCTTAAAGCCTCGCTAACTTGTTTCATTTATAATCACCTCACTGTAACCAATTTAAACGATTTAGACTTAAATACGTCTTTAAAAACGGCCTCGTCCGTATAATCACCACTGAACATAACTTTCCAATAGTAAGTGTAATCAGCGGTAATAATAGCAGTAGGCGACACCCTAACACCTGCAGCCAATCTTATAACGCCTTTATCTGATACGGCATTAACTTGCGTACCATTAGCGTATAATTTTAGGTTCTCAATATGTGCGACTGGTTCCCTAAAATCACCATACAAGCGAACTGCTTGCCATTCAGATTGTGCACCAGTTCCAAGCCTTACGCCTTTCTCCTCATGGTCCTCTGGATCTAACCATAAGAACGGAACAGTACCACCCTTTACAGATGCATAAAAGCCCATAAGACGCTTATGTTCTTCTGGGCTTAGTACTGCAAATTCTGTTGTAATGGTATATTGAGGATATTGCCAAGTTGTCATGGTTCGTACTCGACCGCTCCCTGTACGTTTAATCTTAGTATCCCATTTTTGAGCTTTTGTAGACTTCCACGCAAGGGTTCTAATGTCCGGAAATTTCAATAAATCTGCCATTACCATGTACCCTCCGTTGCTACAAATTCCCTATTTTGATTAACTAAAAACTGTCGCAAAGAACGACCTGCCGAATTCTCTAACCAGTCGCCAAACGAATTGGCGTCCATAGCAGATACGTTAAACGTAATGCCACCAGTAGCACCACCACCGGCACGTGCTATGCCTGCACCCATTTCGTCGTATGTGCTTTCGCTTAGAGGTAAAACGGCCTCTTTATATTTACCCTCGCCAATCTCAGCATAAGTTGAGCCATAGGCAACACCACCGTTTGCCATTTTAGGTAAGTCTAATTTTGCGGATCCTAAAGATGCAAAACTTGTTGCACCATTAGCAAGTGAAAGCCCTGCTCCTGCGGTAGTATTAGCAGTCCATGCAGCCATGCCAGCGATAGCACTTGCACCAAACGTTGCCATACTAACTTGTTGAGCCAATGCAGACCACGCCGGATATTGAGCGTTAGCCGCAGCAATACTGGTTGTAGTTTCTTGAGATTGCATCATTTTACCGAATATGGCTTTTTTAACCATCGCCGCTATCCAACTTGCAATAAAATCTGCAATAGTCTTTAAAATAGCTTTACCAATATTTTGAATGGCAGTCATTAAAGAGGTAGTGCCTTGAATAAGACCTGAAATGCCACTTTGCATGCTGTCAATGCCAGCGTTTAAAGCGTCAATTAATAGTTGCTGTCCATTCCAATGAGCATCGATTGCGGCTTGTTTCCACTCTTCAAGGAGCTGTTTTTTTGAGTCATAGTGCTGTTGCTCTGCAATATATTCATCGCTTAATGCAGCTTGTAACGCATCGAAGTTCTGAGTTCGCATAGCCTCATCAATAGCATATTTCTCGTTTACCAAGTCAGTATGTTGTTGCAAAGCCTTTTTTGCATATTCTTCTTGCAGTGCTAACAACTCCTCGTTTTTCCTTTGCTCGTAGGAGATTTGTCCGTCAGCACTCATTTCGAATTCAATGCCTCTTTGTTTTAACAAATCAATATGATGTTGTTGCTCCATTTTGTCCATTTTCATGAACTTATCGACCATGTCTGCATAACGGTCCTCAATTTCATCTATGGCATTTTCATAATCATTTTTTAACTGCACGGCAGGAGATACATTACCTGTACTATCTTTACTAGCGGTTTTAAATGCAAAATCTTGTTGCATATCACGAATACCAGTTTCAATGGCACGTAGTTTTGTCATTTCTTCCTGTTTCGCCTTGATACGCTTTTCTGCATAAACTTCATCGAGTAATTTCAAGTCCTCGTGATAGTTTTCATTAGCGGTTTTCGATTTTTCAAGTTCTTCTCGCTCCTTTTTGTATTGAAGTTCGATTAACTCTACTTGGTTGCCTTGCATTTCTAAGAATGACTGCAAGATTTTTTCGTGAATTTGTTTAGCCTCTTTTGCTAGATCTTCACCCTTGCCACCTTTACCGCCACCGCCTTTGCCACCGGAGCCACCGCCAGAAGTGTCGCCACCGCCACCGCCTCCAACATTAAGGTCGCCACCTCCACCGGATAAGCCTGAGGTGATTTGCCCCATAATATCGCCGGCAGTATTGACGATACTTTGTGCAGTATCAGCGGAAATCGTGTCTACTTGTTGAATGGCAGTAAATGTGCCTCCGAAAAATTTGGCCACCTTATCGCCTACGCTATTAAGTTTAGCGATTAACCAGTTCAAAGCCTCAATGATTTTATTTACGCCCCAAACTGCCGTATGTACGATAGTAGAAAATACTTCGCTTAGCGTTTCACTAAAACCACCCGCCGCAGCCCTAGAAAGACCAAATACAGCGACAAGCGTCATTAATGCACCTACAAATATAGGGATAGGGTTTGCCATCATAATTGCGTTAAGAATTGCCGTAGCACCACTCAATGCAAGTGTAGCCACCTTCGCCACACCCATCGCAACCGCACTAGCAATATTTGCAGTTCTAATAGCCATAATTACGGCTTGTGTAGTCATTGCGATAGCCCTAAAAGCACCAAATGCAAGACCTACCGCACCAATAGCACCGCCCAAAATCACACTTGCAGCAGTAACCAAAGTTGTGCGAACAGTCAATAAAGCAAGCATTGTATTATGACTCGCTATAATGGCTTTTTGTGCTAAAAATGCGGCACTCACGCCAATAATAGCGGCAGTAATCAAAGGCATTGACGTAACAAACAACTGTACAAAGCTAGATACGATATTTTTAATGGTGGTGATAACCACGCTTAGGCCACTAAAAGCACCCTTAATAATTGCTATAGATACTTGTGCAGCTGCAGCTACTACTTTAAAAGAAAACGCCAATTCGTTTAACACGCTCATAAACGCATCGGAACTTGTCATATTGCCCAGTTCCTCCATTACTGGTTGGAACGCAGCAATAAGATCATTCTGTAATTTAGTTCCTATATCTTGGAATGTCATAGGAATTTCTGCGAATTTTGCGTTTGTTTCCTCTGCACTATTAAATAACGCATTTTTGATAATGTCCGCAGTAATAAGACCTTGCGAGCTCATTTCTTTTAATTGCCCTACAGATAGCCCCATCTCTTGTGCGATACTTTGTGCCAACATCGGAGCATTTTCCATAATGGAACGGAATTCGTCGCCCTGTAACTTACCTGCTGCCATAGCTTGTGTTAATTGGTACATGGCGGAAGTAGTTTCTTGCACACCTGCACCGGCAATTTTAAATTGCTTATTTAGTTGTTCAACAAAATAAATGGCCTCATCGTTGGAGGTGAAAGCGTCTTTTGCTAACAAATTTAGTTTTGCCACGCTATCAGCCATATCTAAAAAGCTACCACGTGAACGATTGGCGGCAGAAAATACCTTATCCATAATTTCGGCGGTACTTTGACTGCCATCATTGATAAGATCAATACGAGCCCTTAATTGCGTTAATTGGTCCGTTGTCTTGACTGCACTAACGGCCATATCTTTTAACGCCCTACCGGCTGCCTCAATGCCCATCGCAGCACCAGCGAATGCAGCACCAGACTTTGCAGCGTCCATAAGCCCCGGAATTTCAACCCCAAAGACCTTTTGAGCTTTATTTCTTACGCTATCTAGCGAATTAGAAATGCTTTTGCCTAGTGCTCGCTCAGCTTTCCTTGCTACTCTATCAAGCGCCTGTTCAGCACTATTAGATGAGCCAACAATTTTGACATTAATTTGACTTTCGGCCATATGCTATATTTCACCTCCCTCTTGTCTGAATTCTTCCATGAATAACTTTTCTTCGTTTTTGCGTTTAGCCAATGTCATTGGATGTAGTTGTTTCATAATATCTTCAACAGTCAACTTTCGCTTACCTGCGATATGAACATTCGTCATTAGGCACGCAAAATACGCTTGCTTACGGTCCTCTATTTCCGTTCTCAACTCATAACCCTCGGCAAGTTTGTAATATTCCATAGGGCTTAAATTCATGAATTCCCACGGTTTAAGACCAAGCGGACCATAGGCCATGCGTTCAGCTTTCGTTATCCATACTTTAAAAGAGGGGGCGGTGTCGCCCCCTCTTAGTTTTTTGTTTCGTTTTCAGCCTCAACCTCGGAGCGTGCTTGCTCATCGGCCTCATCTGGGAATAATGCGTAATATGCAGCCTTACCAAATACACCACTACCAATAAGGGCTTGCACAATTAACTGTACAAGGTCGGCATATTGGACTGTTCCCTCGTCAAAGAGTTCTTGCAATTTATCTTGGTAATAGATGTAATCACGCTTTTTGCCGTGGTGTTTCATACCTACGACCAATGCAGTGATAAGCTGATTAAATGTCATTGTGCCATTTTGTACCGCTTTAAAAATAGGCTCACCCCATAGCTGTTCCAACTCAGCAATACGACCAATGTTGAAATAGATAGTTTCGCCCATAGCGAATAGATCACAATTAATTTTTTTCATTATAAACACGCTCCTTATAAATAGTTAATTAGGGTTTTTTCAATTCAGACAATGGACCTGCACCATTCAATGTGCCTTTATATGTAGCCACATCATCATGCGGAGTACTTAAGGACAATTCTGTAATAGATGCATAGCCAGTCATGTAAGATTTGTCTGGGTATTCGAATTTTAAATGAACTTTTTCATCGTTTAAGAATGCTTTTTCAAGCAATGTCAAACTTTCTTCGTTTGGCATTAAAAGCGTTTCAAGGTCGATAGACCATTCTTTCATACCCGGAATAGTAACTTTCCAACCGCCACTGTCTTTACTAGATGCGTCGATAGAGTCTGCCTTACGAGATACATCGCCACTACGTTGACCGCCCAAGATAAGCCATTCAGCATTCGTAGTTTCGTCAGTGCCTACATTTAAGTAAATAAGATAATTCTTGCCGGCTGTAGGCATTGCGGTTTGAGCCGGTTTGTATAATTTTTTTTGTGTTGCAGCTGGTGCCATTAGAAAATACCTCCGTTAGTTTTCTCTTTTAAATCAATAAGGCGAACCATAAAGCGATATTGCGTACCAACTAAAGGTCGCACACTATCATGGTCGCCAACTTTACTTGTACAAACTAAATCTATAATCTGATAGCCAGTGTTCTGTAATATACATGCAGTTTCGTCTAATTCACCACAACGTTTGCGTAGATCATTAATAATTGCCTCGAACCTATCTTCCAAGTTAGCTATTAATTCATAGCCTACTTCTAAATCTGGGTTATCATTTCTGCCCCAAATCTCGATATATAGTTCTTGCTCCAATTCAGATTGAATGGAATTATCACCCCTCGTAGTTTCCCCACGAATAACCATAATAACGCCATTCTCATCGACTTTCGCTGCTTGTGGTCGCATAGCACCTAGCATGACATTAAATGCAGCACCGCTATTGTCGATAGTAGATTTAATATGTTGCATTAATTCTAGCCACATATTACCCCCTATAGATTTCAACAGAACGATATCCTTTGTATTCTGTAGGGTTACCTGTAAGCTGCCCTGGTGTTATTCGCGATTCCAATAATTTAATACGAGCTTCATAGTATTCTAATTTTTTAGAATAAAAGTCATCCGTCGAACCATTACTAGTATAACTTCCTGGCAAAGCATACGATTTATTAACGCAGACTTCTCGATAGATATATGCAAGGACTAATTCATCGATAGTAAAACTACGTATAACTTTATCCTTTGACACACCTAATCTATCCGCAAGTACATATAGCCATTGTTCTGCTTTGGATACAGCGGCCTCTGTTACCTCTTGCGTTAGCAATTCATCCCCTAATAGGCCGGCTATATCTTCAAAATTATATAGCATACAGTACTCCTTATATTTCAAAACTTAGCGTAATCTCATCTTTTACTAGCCCTTGTGCCACATCATCCAGTGCAATATCGGTATATCTGGAAAAAATACTAGTAATATTTGAGACATTATTTTGCAACGCTTCATACAAAAATGGATCTGGGGCAGTCCCAGGGTGAACCACTTTCCTAGCAAATATAAACCCATTACCGCCTTGTGGTACGAATCTCAATATCTTCTTAAAATGCGGCCGAATTACATGTGCTGGTGTCCCTGCATGTACAAAAGGGCCGTATTTAGCGACATCACTATCAATAAATACAACCCCTTGCATTCCACTATTAGAAATTCGATAATCAACAGCCTTTTCTAGATTCCCTGTTCTCGAGGTAAATCTATGTTTCTCCTGTGCAGTATCTCGAACTTCAATAGTACTCGCTTTTACTGCCTGACAAATACGCTTGTTGAAAATATCCTGGCTATTCACCGGTGCTTATTTTTTACTACCACCTTTACTGCCTTTTGTAGGCTTTTCAGGTGGTTCAGTATCTGCAGGTGGTTCAGTATCTGCAGGTGGTTCAGTATCTGCTGTTACGATTTCGTATCCATGGTCCGCAAACCACGCAATATGATTAGCATCTTCAGTAAATCCTTCACCATTAACAAAAGTAACATTTCCAGTTTGTCCTGTATAATCAGACACTGGAGATTTTATAATCGGCATATTGGGCCTCCTTATTTAACTTTAATTTTGCGGAATACACCTGCAGCTTTAGATGCTTTTAATGCAACCGCGGCAACCATTTCGACCTCGCCTTTCTTTACAGCTCCGGAAGAGGTGAAGTCAGGGAGCCATAAGTTAACCACATTATCGCCCGCAAGAGATACGCCGTGGAAACCATCGAGGCCAAGGCGTGCGACATATAAAGAAGTTTCACCTTGACCATTAATACCTACTACAGGATCATTGCTACCAGCTTTGGTGCCAAGGTCAACTAATGGTGTAATGCCGTAATATTCAACTTGTTGTCCGAATTCATTTAATTGAGTAGAGTACATCGCAGAACGTCTAGCTACTGCTCGAATTTTAGCAATCAATTTAGAGTTGCCCATAATGGCAGATGGCGCACCATCCAAGCCTAAAAGGAATTCATCGAGTTGGTCTAAGAATGTCTTGTAGTTTGCATCAATAGCACCACTATCAGACAAATCGATAGCTGCTGTAGGTGTATATTCAGTAGAAGAACCTAAAAGCGCCTTGTCTAAACCATCAAATGCTTTAGCGTTGGTACCAGTATCGCCATTAATAACTGTGTCATTAAACAATGCAGTTGCAGCCTTGACCTTTTGCTCGATTTGTAATGTTACTTCATCAACAATACCGCCCATTTTAGCGATTACACGGTCGATTTCAAAGGATCCGCCAAATACTTTCAAATCAACAGTATGACGTTTACGAGTTACACTTTGAGGTGTGTATTCAGCATTAATATCACGAAAATCTGCTGTTGGTTGCGTTAATAATCGAGTATAACCATAGGTTAAAGTACCGCCACCGCCAGTAGGAGATACAGCATCATCAAATGTTAAGTTTTCAAATAAAAAAGACGATTTACGGAATTCATCAATAACTCCCATTTGTAAATCGTCTTGTACGTTAAGTTTTGCTTCAGCTAATGTAATTGGCATTAGTTTATTCCTCCGTTATTAGAATTTATAAAATTTATTGGGTTTCAATAGCAGCCGCTACGGCCCCTTTTAAACCTACTGGCTTATTACCGCCAGAATTGTTGCTTCCTGCACCGCTTGTGCCTGAACCACTTCCGCGTTTTTGTACATCTTTAATTGCATAATCTTTACCTTTTAGCCATTCATCTACACAATCGTCAACAGTTCCGCTAGTACCATCAGGCTTAATATATCCATAAGTACCATCTTCGTTGACTTTGATGTTACCAACAATCAGCTTTGAAAATTCTTTAGGATCCATAGCGTTACGCTTCGTCAAAGAATCAACCACGGCTGCAGAAATTTCAGACTGTACACGTTGTGCATCAGCATTTTCTCTTGCTTTACGCTCGGCCTCTACAGAATCCTCCAGGGTTTTAATTCGTTGCTGCATAGCTACAATACCTGCATCATCTTTAATCCCTGTAGAGGTGATTTTTTCTAGCTTGCCTTGCGCATCAGCAAGCTCACGGTCGGCGATTTCTTTTGCCGCTTTTGCTGCTTTCGCCTCATCATTCTTGGCATTAAATTGACTCTTGGAAACGTAGTTTTCACCATAATCCTTAGTCACTGCCTCTGCCTGTTCCTCCGTTAACCCTAACTTAATTAGTTCCTCTTTTGTCATCTGTATGACCTCCTGCAAAATAAGCTTTCCCTCTTCGCTTTATTTTCGTGAGCCACACCTCACGACCGCGGTCTTGTTCTTTTACGCCTGCAATACTAAAAAGGCAAATAAAAAAGCACCTGCATAAGCAAGTGCTTGATTGATTAAGTTTTAAATTTCTCGTATTTCTACGATTTCACTGGCATACAATTCATATTCGCCAACATATATTGATGCTTCATCAGGCTCATTATTCACGCCCGATGTAAACGAATCCAATTTGCCAGTAATAATGTCACCGTCAACGAATCTGACTGATACATTTTCTGAACGAATCTCATTATAGCGTTTATAAAGTTGTTCTTCTGTCATTTTCGTTCACTTCCTTTTGGTACTATATGAATACCCTTTCCTGATACATGTACAGTTGCAAGGCTTGTTTTCTGCTTTGTTCCTCTACTTACATTTACATCATACCCAATATGAGGGGATATATCAACCATTATTTTATGATTCCAATCACCCTTCCGAGTAAATCTAATACCACCATTATAAACGGATTCTCGTATGGACTTTATAACATCAGCATGAGGAATTTCATAGTTATAATAGCTTTTATTTTGAGTTTCATCGTAAAGCTTACCACCTTTTATATGCATGCTTTGCCGCATCACATAGCTGCTATTAAAGTATGGTGAGTTAATGTAATCAATAACACGATATCTAACATCATCTATTGTTTCAAACTCCCGACGTTTTGCAAGATCCTCAATATTAATTTTTCCATTTTTAATATAATCTTTCAACGACTCAATAACAGGAAGTCTGCTTTTGAATATAGTGCCATCCCAGCCCCTAGCTTCCTCAGTCCATGATGCATGCCCGTTCATTACTAAATTGCGACCATTTACGCCTAAAATGCGCTCTTGTTCCCGCTTTGACAACGACTTCAAGTACGCTAGCCCTCCAGCTTCTATATTGGACTTGGCTGATGCAGTATCAATCATGCCTTCTATAATCGGCTTAATACGGCATATACAATGCGGATGTGCAGGTAAATGAGGAAATTTATCTTTAGGGTAAATACCTTTTCCAAGTCCATACAAATCAGCATTTGCATATACATCACATATATCAACCACAGGATGTCGTGTACTCAATTTCCATTGAAATGCAACTACATCAGGATCATCCATATGTCTTGCAATCTCACCCTCTGCATATGCACGAGCCCTTTCAGTTCTAGCAATACGTTCAGCATGATAACGAGCCTTTTCTTGAGTGGCAACGTATACTGCACGACTAACAGATGCAGCATTGCCTTTTTCTATTGCTTCTATCAATTCAGTATAGGCAGCACGCATACCAGACGTAGTGCGTTGTTCTATCAGACTTCTAACACGTCGAAGTTGATACTTAACAGCTTTTCGTTCTGCTTCATTAGTAGGCAATGTAATATTTAGGCCATTAATCCGTTTTAAAAATTTAGGTAATTCGGCTTTATCAATAACCGTATCAGTCCCATAGCCATCAAATAATGCTCGTGCGGTCTCAATCGTACTATTTCCTTTAGACATAGCATCTTGAATCGTAGTAATAACTTCACGTTTTACGGTACCTGATGCATTATGTAGCCTATCAGATAAGTTTAATCCATCAGGTGCCCATGCCTTTTGCATTGCCTTTGAAATGGTTTGTAATTTATATGGCATGCCTGCGATTATTGCACTTTTAGCTGCATCACTGGTTACACCTATGTCTACACCATATCCCCTAGCACACTCCTTAACCAACTCATCGATTAACGTGTCTTTCATTGCTTCCATTACAGGATATTTTTTATATGCTTCTTTAACAGCATATTTAGGCGTATGCCCTTCGTCTAATAATCGACGTACTTCGGCTTCAAACTCATCAATTATATCGCGTATGACACGTTCGGTATGCTTATTCAT